ATATGAAAACCTGCCAAAGTGGATGCAACAGGGTATCCTGTCATGGAACAAAGGTAGTTTGGAGTTAGAAAATGGCAGTAAGATATTGGCAGCTTCTACGTCTGCAAGTGCTGTCAGAGGCATGTCGTTTAACATTCTCTTCCTCGACGAATTTGCCTTCGTTCCAAACCATATTGCAGATGCCTTCTTTGCCTCTGTTTATCCTACTATTACTTCTGGTAAATCAACGAAAGTAATCATTGTTTCTACGCCTCATGGTATGAACCACTTCTATAGAATGTGGCATGATGCAGAAAAAGGTAGAAATGAATATGTCCCTACTGATGTCCACTGGTCAGAAGTGCCAGGTAGGGACTCAAAATGGAAAGAACAAACTATTGCAAACACATCTGAACAGCAGTTCAAGATTGAGTTTGAGTGTGAATTTTTAGGATCTGTTGATACACTAATTGCGGCAAGCAAGTTGAAGTCATTAGTATATGAACAACCACTTCAGAGAAATGCAGGTTTAGATGTTTATGAACCAGCAAAAGAAAGACATGACTACGCCATTACTGTTGACGTTGCAAGAGGTGTTGGTAATGATTATAGTGCATTTGTTGTTGTTGATATAACATCATTCCCCCATAAAGTAGTGGCGAAGTATAGGGACAATACCATTAAACCTATGCTATTTCCAAGTGTAATCTATGAAGTAGCAAAAAAATATAATGAAGCATTTATTCTCTGTGAGGTAAATGATGTAGGAGATCAAGTAGCATCAATTCTTCAGTATGATTTAGAGTATCAAAATATTCTAATGTGCTCTATGAGAGGTAGAGCAGGTCAAATTGTTGGACAAGGTTTCTCTGGAAACAAGACTCAACTTGGAGTTAAAATGTCCAAGACAGTAAAGAAAGTTGGTTCTCTTAATCTCAAAACAATGATTGAAGAGGATAAGTTGCATTTTTGCGATTATGAGATTATCTCTGAGCTAACTACTTTCATCTCAAAGCATGGTTCATTTGAGGCAGAGGAAGGTTGTAATGATGACCTTGCAATGTGTCTTGTCATCTATGCCTGGTTGGTGGCACAAGATTACTTTAAAGAACTCACAGATCAGGATGTTAGAAAAAGATTATATGAAGAACAGAAGAATCAAATCGAACAAGATATGGCACCATTTGGGTTTATCAATGATGGTCTAGATGAAAATTCTTTTGTGGATAATGAAGGAGATAGATGGACTGTGGCAGATTATGGCGATATGTCATATATGTGGGACTACAGGTAATGGATTTCAATGAACAGATTAAACTTGGTCACCTCTTACTTGATGTAAGAAAATGCAGAACCTGCGGAAAAAGTAAAAATCTTATAGAAAGTTTTTATAGGACAAGAAAAGATAGAGGTCCAGTTGCATCATCTTACTCATATGAGTGTAAAGAATGTGCTATAAAAAGAGTTTTAGAGACAAGAAAAAATACAAACCCCCTTGTGGACTGGCAATATCCTGATTGGTAGATGTTCACTTCCTGTTTCCCCACTCAAAATGCCCTTTTTAATAAATATTTTTAGTTAAACTGAGACATTTAAGGAGAAAAACATGGCGACTCCTCAATTATCTCCAGGCGTAATCGTCAGGGAGGTTGACTTAACAGTTGGAAGAGCTGATAATGTTTTAGATAATATTGGCGCTATTGCAGGACCTTTTGAGAAAGGACCAGTTGATGAGCCCATTGACATTACCACACAGTCTGAACTGTTGAATGTTATGGGCCAACCACTGTCTATAGACAGACAGTATGAGTACTGGATGACAGCTTCTGAATTCCTTACTTATGGAGGAGTCCTTAAGGTTGTAAGAACAGATGGAGACAACCTTAATAATTCTAATGCAGGTGTTGGAGTTGCTTCCACATCTTCATTGAAGATTAAGAGCTATGATGATTATGAGCTCAATCATTCTTCAAGATCAGATTTCAACTTTGCTTCCAGAAACCCAGGATCTTGGGCAGATGGTTTGAAAGTTTGCTTCATTGATAATGCAGCTGATCAGACTATTGGCATCAGCACTACTAGTCTTTCAGATTCAAACATTTTGATTGGATATGGTGTTACAACCACCCTCTCAAGTGCTGTAATTCCTGGAGCAGGTACAACTTCAACATTTGATGGTTATTTGAAAGGAATCATCACTGGGGTTTCTACTGATAGCACAAATGGCAATAGCACAATTGATGTTAGAATTGTTTCAAGAGTTTCGAGTGCTGGAACTGAAACAAACATAGACTATCAGCAAAGTGATGCTTCCAGATCTATTGAAGCATCTGATACTATTCAAATTTATAACAACTCTGGCATCCAAACTGGCAAGAGTGATACACCAGAAAACTTTACCGCATCCACTGCAACTGATTGGTATGATAACCAAACTCTTGGTCTGACCAACTCAACAGTATATTGGAAATCTCTGGCACCAAAACCTCTCACAACAAATTATACAGCATCAAGAAGTGGCAGAAATGATGCACTTCACGTGGTGGTTGTTGATGATGAAGGTAAGGTAACTGGTATTCAGGGCAATATCCTTGAGAGACACACCTTCCTATCTAAGGCAGGAGACGGTGAGGCAGATGGTGATGCACCAACCAAGTCCTGGTATAAGGATTACATTGCCAATAACTCGCAATATGTATTTGCTGGAAGAAATCTTTCCAGTGGAAATGATTCTTATCACAACACATTCCCTACTGCTTCTGGTTTCTCATCTGGATTTACTAAAGTTACCACTGGTGGTGGTCTTTGGGGTCAAGATGCACAAGGAGTTCAGTTTGCTGTAATTGGTAATACAACATACTCTCTGCTTGGTGGTGCAGACTATCAGGCAAATAAAGGTATGACAGCAGATCTTGGTGATCTGACAACTTCATATAATCTCTTCTCCAATAAAGATGAGATTTCTGTTGATTACCTGATTATGGGACCTGGACTTGGATCTGTTGTAGAATCTCAAGCAAAAGCAAACCTCCTGGTTTCTATTGCAGAAAACAGAAAAGATTGTATGGCAACTATCTCACCTGATAGAACCAACATTATTGGCCAAACCAACACAACCACTCAGACCAATGCTCTGGTAGAGTTCTACTCACCAATCACATCATCTTCATATGCTGTGTTTGATAGTGGTTATAAGTATGTTTATGACAGATTCAATAACACCTTTAGATACATTCCTTTGAATGGTGATATTGCTGGATTGATGGTTAGAACTAGCATTGAGGCTTTCCCATGGTTCTCACCTGCTGGACAACAGAGAGGAACTATCAACAATGCTGTTAAGTTGGCATACAATCCAACCAAAGCACAAAGAGATGTCCTCTATGGTGCAAGAATCAACTCTGTAATCAATCAGGCAGGACAAGGTATTGTACTGTTTGGTGATAAAACTGGTCTTGCTTACAATTCTGCATTTGATAGAATCAATGTTAGAAGACTGTTCCTCACAGTTGAGCAAGCACTTGAAAGTGCAGCAAATGATCAAATCTTTGAACTGAATGATGATGAAACAAGATCTAACTTCATTAACATTGTTGAACCTTATCTAAGAGACGTTCAATCTCAGAGAGGAATTGATGAGTTTGTTGTTATCTGTGATAACACCAACAACACCCCTGAAGTTATTGATAATAATGAGTTTAGAGCAGACATTTTCATCAAACCAACCAGATCTATCAACTATGTCACACTGACATTTGTTGCCACCAGAACTGGAATCTCTTTTGATGAAGTTGTTGGTTCAGTTTGATTTTAGTCAGTAAACTTATAAGAGGAAACAACAATGGCAGACACAAGAACACTTTCTCAATTTAAAAACAAACTGGCGGGTGGTGGTGCCCGCGCCAATCTATTTGAGGTAAACATCCCTTCTTTTCCTTCTGCAGTAGGAGACAGAGTATGGAGAACTGGATCAGGCAGAGAGTCTGATCAGTTTAAATTCTTATGTAAGGCAGCACAGCTTCCTGCATCAACTATTACTGAAATTCCTGTTCCCTTTAGAGGCAGAGTTTTGAAAGTTGCTGGTGACAGAACCTTTGAAACCTGGACAGTTACAGTTATCAATGATGAGGACTTCCAACTCAGAACTGCTTTTGAGACTTGGATGAATACTATGAGCAAGTTGAATGATGCCACTGGTGTCACCAATCCTTCTTCATACATGACTGATGCATATGTAACTCAACTTGGAAGAGGAAGAGTTGCTAATTCAACCAGAAACACTGGTGGACAATCATCTGAACTCAGAACTTATAAGTTCTATGATATCTTCCCAACGGAAGTAAGTGCTATTGATCTGAGTTATGAAAACACTGATGCTATTGAAGAATTTACTGTAACCTTCCAGGTTCAGTATTTCACCATTGGAAATTCATCTGAAGCAAATAGAGCTGCTGCAGGTCAGACTCTGATTCAGTGATAAATAACTAGAACAGAATCTAGTTTCAATAATAATGGCGAGATTATTTGGTTTCTCTATTGAAGATAATGAAAAGAATCCCCCAGGGCTAGTTTCTCCGGTCCCTCCTAATAACCAGGATGGATCGGAGCACTATGTTAGCTCTGGGTTTTATGGTTCATATGTAGATATTGAAGGCATCTACAAAAATGAAAATGACCTCATTAGAAGGTATCGTTCTATGGCTCTCTATCCAGAGTGCGATAGTGCCATTGAAGATATTGTTAATGAAGCTATTGTTTCAGACACAAATGATAGTCCAATCAGCATTGAGTTGTCTAATCTAAAAGCAAGTGATGGAATAAAGAAAAAGATAAGAGAAGAATTTAAGTTTATTCTTGAACTTTTAGACTTTGATAAGAAGTCTCATGAAATTTTTAGAAACTGGTATATTGATGGAAGACTTTATTATAATAAAGTTATTGATCAGAAAAACCCTCAAAATGGAATTCAAGAGTTAAGATATATTGATGCATCTAAGATGCGTTATGTTCGCGAAGTCAAGAAACAAGGTAAAGACAGCATTTCATCTTTAAGAGCTACTGTAAATTCTGACAATCCCTCAACATACAATTTCCCAGAGATTGAAGAATATTTTATCTATAATCCAGGTGGTGTTCAGACTGGAACCACTAATGGATATGGTTCTGGTAGCATGTCATCATCAAAAGGAATCAGAATGACTCGTGATTCTGTTACCTATTGTACTTCTGGGTTAGTAGACAGAAATAAAGGAGTTACACTTTCTTGGTTGCATAAAGCAATCAAACCACTTAATCAGTTAATGATGATTGAGGATTCTCTTGTCATCTACAGACTTTCAAGAGCACCAGAAAGAAGAATTTTCTATATTGATGTTGGCAATCTTCCAAAGGTTAAAGCAGAACAATATCTGCGTGATGTGATGATGCGTTATAGAAACAAGTTGGTCTATGATGCAAATACTGGTGAAGTCAGAGATGATAAGAAATTTATGTCAATGATGGAAGACTTCTGGCTTCCTAGAAGAGAAGGTGGTAGAGGAACTGAAATCACAACTCTTCCTGGTGGTCAGAATCTTGGTGAAATTACTGACATCAACTATTTCCAGAAGAAACTCTATAGAGCATTGAATGTTCCTGAAT